TGCTCGGTGCAGGCGGCCTCCTTCCTGCGGCGCGGCGTGTATGACCGCGTGGCGAAGGATTCGGAGCTTCCGGCGCGCTACGCGATGCTCATGCGGCTCGTCGATCAGGCGCGCGCCGAGGTGTCGCTGGAGCGCATCTGCATGGACTGCCCGCGCGAGGACTGCACGGGCTGCCGGGTGGCGGAAATCACTACCTGAGGGACAAAACCGCCCTGGCCGGGGCGGAAGACAAGGAGCAAGAAATGGCAAAAGTGGCAAAGCAGGAAACGGAAAAAGTGGCCAAGGCGGGCCTGCCCGCCGGGGTGAAGATCGTGGACGGCGTAGAGACCGCGCTGGACGCAGCCACCATCCGCAAGGTGATGGAAGGCTGGGAGGTGAAAAAGAAGGCGGATGCGCTGAAGGAGCAGCTGGACGCCATCAACGCCGAGCTGATCGAGGCGCACGGCACGGGCTGCGCTTTGGTCGTCACCGGCATCTGCCGGGCGAGCCTCGCCAGCCGGCAGACGGTCAAGATCGCGGACGCGGAGCGGCTGGAGGCGGTGCTGGGCGGGCGCTATCCCGATCTGGTGAAGGAAAAGGTGAGCTACCAGGCCGAGGACAAGCTCGTCGAGATGGCCTGCGACGGCGATGAGCCCCTGCAACCGGCCATTGCCGCGTGTCTTTGCATCAGCCAGAGCGAGAGCGTGACCTGGCGCGCCGAGCGGTGATCCAGTCCCTGCCTGGCGTGCCGGGCAGGGGCGGGCTCATCGAGGAGACGACATGGAAAAGACACTGTTGGAAAGGATAGAACGAGGCATGACCACCGAGCGCGACGCGTGGGAGGTGTCGCGCCTCATCGCGCGGCTGGCGGCCTATGAACTCACCCTGCGGCAAATTGCCGTGTATGGAAGGGGCGAGCAGGCCATGCTGGCCACCCAGGCGCTGGTGAAAGAACATGACGCAATCGACGACTGACCGCCGCCGCAGGCTGCTCGGCCTGGTGCATGCCGCCGCCAAACGGCTTGGCATGGACGACGACGCCCGCCGCGCCATGCAGCAGCGGGTCACCGGCAAGGCATCCGCCGCCGACATGAGCGATGCCGAGCTGGTGGCCGTGTGCGCCGAACTCGCGCGGCTGGGCGCGGACATTCATGTCCCCGCGCCTCAAGCGGGCGGCCCGGGCATGGCGACCGAGTGGCAGCTGCTCACCATCGAGCGCCTGGCCCATGGCATGGGCTGGACGGAGGGCCTTCTGGACGCGCGGCTCATCGCCTTCATCCGCCGCACCGCGAAGGTGGATCGTCCGCAGTGGCTTGAGAAGGCCGCCGCCAGCAAGGTCATCAGCGGCATGCAGCGCTGGGCGCAGCAGAGGGAGCGGCGCGCATGAGGCTGGGACGCTGCCCGGTGTGTCACGCCCACCTGCACCTGGACGCCCTGGTGCAGGACGAGGCCGGGCGCGATCTGCTCGCATTGTGTGCGACGCTGCCCGATGATCTGGGGCGGGCGCTGGTGGGGTATCTCGGCCTCTTCCGCCCGGCAAAGTCGGATCTTGCCAACGACCGCGCGCTCAGGCTGGCGCGCGAGGTGCTGGCGCTGGAATCAGACCCGGCGCGGCTCGCCTGGGCGCTCTCCGAAACGGTGGAAAGCCTGCGCGCCAAGGGCGAGGCGCGCGCCATGAAGAACCACAACTATCTCAAGCGGGTGCTGGAGGGCGCGCCGTCGGCGGTGATGGGCGCGCCGGTTGCACGCATTGCGCGCGACGAAAAGCGCGCCATGGCGCGGCCCTTATCCGGCGTGGAAGAGGCCATCCTGGCCGTGCGCAGCGTCCGTTTCGGTGGAGACTCGGATGCGTAGCCTGGCCACGGTGCGCCTGTGTTGCGCCAGCACGGCGATGGAGTCCTGAAGATGGGTGATGGAAAGGTCTCGAATGTCCATGTGCGCGTTCCTGTCTGGATGGGGGAGATCCTCAAGCATCGCATGGAGCGCCTGCGTTTGCTCAACCTGGAGGGGCAACCGCTCGGGCGCAGCATGGGCGAGGTGGTCAGGATATGGGCGCAGGTACTGGCCGCGCGCATGCCAGTAGCGGATGAGCATATGGATGGGCCGCGTATCCATGCGGCATTCGACGCGCTGGAGCGCGACTGCGAACGCTGGCCCCAGCCCGCGCACCTCCTGCGCGCGCTGCCCGCGCGGCCGGAACTCCACAAACTGCCGCCACCGCCCATGACGGCGGAACAAAAACAGAGGGCGCGGGCGATGTTGGCCGACATCGTCAGGAAGATGGGGGTAAAACCATGAAAGCCGCCAGACTCGAAACCTCGCAACGCCTGCAACGGGTGGCCGCGCTGCTGGCCGACGGGCGCGAATACTCCACCCTCGACATCGTCATCGGCGCGTCGGTGTGCGCCGTCAATTCCTGCATCGCCGAGCTGCGCGCGAATGGCTGCGCCATCGCCTGCCGCCGGGTGGGAGACGTGTGGTATTACCGCATGGAGGTTGCCCATGAGCTGGCGTGACCGCTGCCCGCCGCTCCTGGTCGAGATCGCCGACCATGCGGCCGAGGTGCTCCAGGCCGATCTCGGCATCGAGCCGGAGCGCGCCGCCCATGGCGGCTATCTCATCATGCGCCGCATCGCCGAGGCCGTCGGCGGCGCGGGCGTCTATATCCCGACGGCAGACTCCATCGAGCGCCATGAGCGCGACGAGGCCATCTGGCGGGAGTTCCGCGGCGACAACGTGAATGAACTCGCGCGCAAGTATGGCGTCACCACCATTCACCTTTACCGACTCATCAAGCGCATGCGCGCCGAGGATGCTGCGAAGCGGCAATGCAATCTCGACTTATAACGTCAGTTAATTACGCGGCGCGCAGCACCCGCCGACAATCGCCGGAATGAAGCGCATGTCGGCAAACATCTTCGCCGTTTCCACCCTCGCCGTCGCGATGATAGCGGCTTACGAAGGCTATTCGCAGCGCGCCTATGACGACGGCGTGGGGGTGCAGACCGTGGGCTTCGGCAGCACACGCCACCCGGATGGCACGCCGGTCAAGGCGGGCGATACCGTCACGCCCGAGCGCGCGGTGGTGATGCTGGCGCGGGATGCCGACCGCATCTGGCGCGAGGCGGCGCGCTGCATCGGCGACGTGCCGCTCACCCAGAACGAGGTGGACGCCTATGCCAGCCTCGCCTACAACATCGGCGCACCGGCATTCTGCCGCTCGACCTTGTTGAAAAAGCTCAGGCAGACCCCGCCGGACTACGCCGGGGCGTGCCAGGAGATCCTCAAATGGACGCGCGCCGGTGGCCGCGAACTGCCCGGCCTCGTCAAGCGGCGGCAGGCGGAATACACGCAGTGCATCGGCGGAGGCTAATGTGAGCGACGAGATGTGCATGGGGTAAAAACCGTGAGCTTGCGAGATCTGGTCAAAGACGAAGTCGGGGTGTGGCGTTGGCGCGACATCCTGATAACGTGCCTGGTGTGCTTTGTCATCGGGGTGCTGGCAGGCTTTGCCGCTGGCTATGCCTTCGAGCACCGCGCCCGCCTGGCAGAAGTCGCGCAGATCCGCGCCGAAATCGCCCGTGCTGAAGCCGCCGCCGCCGAGGAATCCCGCCGCCGCATCGAGGCCGCCAGCCGCGCCGCGGATGCGGCCCTTGCGGAAAAAGACCGCCGCCTGCTCGAACTGGATGCGACAAACCGGAGACTACGCCATGACCTCAAAACTGCCACCACGGGCCGCCCTTGCCTGTCTGCTGACGCTCGCGGGCTGCTCCAGCAATCCCACGCTTTCGGGCTCAAGCTGCCCGCGTCCTCCATTGGCGCTGCTTCAGCCCCTGCCGCCCCTGCCGCCGATCCCGTCCTCTCCTCTTCCTCGGGGAGGCGGGATGGGGGTGAGGGGGATACTACCGACACCGACATCGCCGGATGGATCCTCGATGCCGCAAGCCTCTACGAGGAATGCCGCGCCCGACTCGACGCCATCCGCCAGTGGGACGGCGAGGTGAGCCGTGGAAGGTGATGTGATGCTCTCAGGTTTGAGCCTGCCCGCGCTGCTGGCGGTGGGTGGCGTGGTGCTGGGTGGGGTGTTCGCCCTGCTCAAGTGGTTCGCCGCGCGGCTGCTGGAGGACATCGAGCAGCGTCTCAAGCGCATCGATGATGTGGACAGCCGGATGAAGTCGCTCATCGCCGATCTGCCGCTGCACTACCAGCGCCGCGACGACGCCATCCGCGAGATGGCGCAGGCCGACGAGCGCTACCAGCGCGCCGTGGAGCAGATCATCAAAGCCCTGCGCGACGAACTGTCGGACGCCAGACGGCGCATCGACGCCATCGAGCGCGACCGTGATGCGGACATCCGGCGCTTCCAGCTGCGCGACGACGCCATCCGCGAATACACCAGTCTCAACGCCAAGATCGACCGAATCTACGAAGTCATGATGGAACTGCGCCATGATCGATAAACACCTCGACGCCCTGATCGACCACGCCCGCGCCGAGCGCGAGTATCTGCGCTGGGTGATCCTGTCCGCGCTGTGGCACGCGCGCCCTTACGGCACGGTGGAGACCGTCATCATGGGCGCATGCCGCGACATCCCGCTGCGCGTGACCGCAGACCAGCTGCGCGCCGAGATGGTGAGCCTCAAAAAACGCGGCCTCATCTGTCTGGATGACCACGGGCCGGTCTGGTCAGCCGACCTCACGCCACAGGGCGAGGCGCTGGTGGACTACCGCGCCGAGTGTCCCGCCGACATCGCCCGCCCGCCGCGCTGGTGAGGAGCGCCATGCCGCGCCGCCCCAAGATCACCCAGCTGCCGCCCGAATTGCGCCAGCAGCTCGAAAAGCTCCTGGCCGATCAGACCCACGGCGGCTATGAGGCGCTCTCTGCCTGGCTCGCCGGGCAGGGTTACCAAATTGGTAAATCCAGCCTGCACCGCTACGACCAGAAGCTCCAGCGCAGCATGGCCGCCATCCGCGCCAGCACCGAGGCCGCCAAAATCATCGCCCAGGCGAGCCCCGACGAGGCGGACGAACACTCGGCAGCCGTGATCCGTCTGGTGCAATCGGCCCTCTTCGACGCCATGCTCGCCGTGCGCGAGGCCGAAGACGCCGACCCGGCGGAGCAGGTCAAGCTCCTGACCCACGCCGCGCGTGCGGTGGCCGAGGCTTCGCGCGCGTCCATCGGGCAAAAGAAGTGGGCCGAGGAAGTGCGCACCAGGCTCGATGCGGTTGAGCGCGCCGCCGCGAAGGAAGGCAAGACGCTGGACGCGGCGACGCTGGAGGCGATCAAGAGGGGGTTGTATGG